TTATAGGCATCGCGATTACTTTGCGTAGCTGATATGATAGGAACATCAAACTCAACAGCAAGACCACGTAGCTCTTCAGCGATAGCTTTAACATACATGTAGCTGTTAACTGCACCGCCCATCTTCATACGAGCAGAAGAACAGATGTTTAGATAGTCAACATAGATTACATCAGGCTTGAATGACTTCTTAATTCGTAGCTCTTGAAGAAGATGGCGAAAGTGAGCAGAGCCAGCAGCAGCTGTAGGATATTCTTTTACAATAAGCTTACCAGTAGTACCACCCTTGATTCGTACCATCTTCTTTTCATATGCATCTTTAGGCAGTTCCTTTAAGTCATCAATGGTAACATCCATAAGATTTGCATCAATACGTTCAGCAATACGTTCTTCCGACATTTCCATAGTTAGATAAAGAACATTCTTACCTAGTGTAAGATGATGAGCAGCACAGTGCGTCATGAACATCGTCTTACCAACACCAGTAGATGCTAGAATGATATTAAGAGTTTTCTTTGATAGACCACCCTTAGTAATCTTATTGAAGTATTCTAGATCAAACTGAAGCTTTTCTTCTCTCACATGATAATAGTCATAACGACTATCAGCATCTTCAATAAAGTCATGGCCAATATTAGTATCAAAAGAAACGGAAAGAGCTTCAGTAAGAATTTCAGGAATAGATCCAGTGCCTCGCTTCTTATCTTTCTTATCAATGATCTTGATTGAATCCATGATAGCGTTGTAGACAGCCTTCTCTTGGCAGAACTTCTCAGTCTGATCACACAACCAATCAACAGATGTTTTAAGATCAGCCTCTAGCTTAGTGATAAGTTCACCGCAACTCTTGAAGTCATCTTCTGAGATGTTATCAAGAGACTGAAGCTTTGTGTTGAGTGCCTCTTTAGAAGGAACAACGTTATAGGTCTTAATATAACCGTCAATCAATTCAAATAGAATTTTATTAGTTCTAGTTTGAAAGTATTCATTCTTAAGAAACGGAATAACCTTCCTACTATACTCTTCGTTGAAGAGCAAGTGAGAAAAGATGATTTCTTCTAGCATTAGTCCTCGCCATAGATGTCGTTAAGTTCTTGATCAGACATGATGCTACCAGTCGCCATCATGTATTTATTTTCAATAAAGGTTCTGAACGTCTTAGATTTAAGAATAGGTAGCCAGAAGTCCTTGGTGTAAGTATCATCTTGGCGATAATTCTTTTCAGCAATCTCACCAGTTTCCATATCAACCTTTTGATACCAACCATTCTTTGGCTTGATAACATGACCAGACTCTAGTGCTACATCAAGCAAACCAGACCAAGGACTAATACCACCATCAAACGAAACCTCAATCGGGATCTTAGACTTTTCCTTAAGGAAGCGAGACTTCTCAACGTTAATGATAAAGCTGTAACCAGTTACCTCTTTAGCATCTTCTTTATTATCTTTTTCCTGCTGACGACCAATGATATAGATGTTATCAGCAGAGTAATATGCACCAGTACCACCACCGACGATAGCCTTGGGGAACATACCAATTTCCATGTACGTGTGATTAACAACAATAAGTGGAATGTTTTTTAGCTTTAGATGCGGTGTAACGATACGGAACAAGGACTTCAACTTCTTGGCGCGAGTCATATCATCAACGCTCTTACCATCAAGAGCATCTTGAGCTTCCTTCTTAGAAGCAAGATTACCTACAGAGTCAATAACAACAATAACTTTATCACCACGATTGATGCTGTCTAATTGTGCTGTTATATCAAACTTAAGTTGTTCAATATCAGTAACAGGCGTATGTAGTACACGTGCAGTGTCAATACCAAACGTCTTAAAATATGCTTGAGGCGCACCAAACTCTGAGTCATAGAACAACAGTGCGGCATCAGGATACTTGTCCATATATGCCTTGACCATCATAAGCGAGAACGCAGTCTTAAAGTGCTTGCTTGGTCCAGCAAACATTGTAATACCAGGAACTAATCCACCATCAAGACGACCTGACAATGCTACATTAAGCATCGGCACTGCTGTGGGAACCATATCCTCTTTTCCAAACAACTTAGAATCAGAAAGAATATCTGAATCCTTAATCGTTGAAGTCTTCATTAGTTTTTGTAAAATGCTAATAATATCTCCTTATACACTCATCAACTATAATACTCTAATTTCTAAATAAGTCAATCTATTTTCCAGCAATGTTGTTTAATTTTATTCTGAACTCCTCAATCTTCGCTCTACGATTTGGCCAGTGGATATACTCTTTAGTGTCAGCATCCTTAGCAAGATTATTAAGCAAGGGAGTGATAGCCTTTAGTAGATTGTCTATCCTTTTCTGATGTTCTTCTAGTGTGTTGCTGAATACTTGTTCAGCTTCATCTATAGACTGCTGCTTAACCTGCAAGTCTTGTACGACAGGAGCAACGATTTGATCAGATGTTGTTGCTGTAAAACCAAAATCAAAATCATCTACCTCCACTACTACTTTATTCATGAGAAGAATCCTTCTAATGTTGCGCGTTTCTCTGGTGACCAACCGATAACATCTAAGATAATGCTGAGAGGATCAAGGAATGACTTATCAAACTGTAAATCATAATCAATATAACTGTCAAGATTAAACTCTTTAGGAAGTATGCCTGGAACAGATATAATGTTTTCTCTTAAAGAGTTAGGTGTCTTCAGATAACAGAACTTAACCTTCTCACCTTCTTGAATTAGCGGATACTTATTAGTTAGATCATAGCTACTTAGTAGATGGTTGTATAGTAAAGCTCCGCGAACATGTATAGGAGTGCCAGCTTTATAGATAGTGTTCTTATCACCATAACCTTCTTTACCATAACCGAGACCACGGCATCCTCTTGGGAATGCTATGTCTTGGAATGGTAGCTCTCTAAACTTGATACGCAGATTAGCAATATACTTTTGTACTGTTTGTTCATCTGTTTTCATAATAAGCTTTAGAGCATCAGTGATATACTCACGACAAGCAGCAGGTGTTGAAGACTTAACAGCTTCAATACCCATCATCTTAAGATGTGGCTCACTGTAACGCACACCTTCATTATCATAAACATTTAGGATGTAACGTTTCTTAGCAGTCCAGATACCTTTGTTAGCAATAGACTCACGCTTCATCTTCATAAAGTTAGTGTAAGCATTAGTGTGGTTGGCTAACTCTTGAAAGCACTCATCAATATAAGGTTCAAGTTTCTTCTCGCAAATCTTATCAACAAAGTCAACAGTTTCTTCTATGCTCTTTTCAGGAGCAACCTTCTTAACCAGAGGACCAAGATTAACATAGTTAGAATCCGTATCTACAGCAATAATATAATCCTTATTACCCGTTTTTAGTACACCATTGAGATATTCATTAAGGTTGCCTTCAATCCAACGAATAACAAACTGGCCAGTCAATGTAATAGCTTCAGCAAAATCAATAGAGAAGTATCTGAAGTATTTATTACCTAAAGCACCATAAAGAGAGTTTAGTAGGATCTTACGAGCCAGCTGCATATTATTACAACGAGCAATCTCATTGTATAACTTCTGAGTAGGTTCTTTTTCATATGCCTTCTTGGCAGCAATCATCTTCTTCTTATACAGCTTACGTTCTTCAATCATCTTCTCAACAAGAGCAGGGAATGCACCCTTTATACTTCTATCCCACAAACAAGAGTTGGCAGTGATAGCGTAGTTACCATCCTTCATCTTCTTCTGAATAGTATCATCAGTAAGAACACCAGCAAGCAAATCATCAACGCTGAACTTATTATCAATACTACCAGCGAAAGTTTCAGGTGAGATATTGTATTGAACAATCAGTGACGGATACAGTGAGTTAATATCAAACGATACCACCCAGTCATGGATACCAACTTTAGGATCCTTAACATACGCACCAGCAAACTGATCAGCCTTGGCACTAGTCTTACGTGGAGGAATGACAACCTTGTTAGCAAGCAGGTAGTTGTGAATGATAACATCCCATGTCTTAACAGGACTGAATACATCATAAAAGGTAATCTTAGCATCATAAGCAATAGTCAATACTTGGTCAATAAAGTTCAGCTTCTTATCTAGCTTATCCACCAGCTGAACGTCACGAATATTATACTCAATAAACTTCTGAAAGTTCTTCTTATATAAATCAAACAGGCTATCATACTCTGAGTAATCAGTTTTACCTTCACCAATCTCAACAGAGCAGATGTGATCAAGACGATAGGACTCTCGATTAGTGTAGGTGTACTTCTTATACAGTTCAAGATAGTCGAGCACGCAGATGCCACGAAGATTGTAAACAGTGCGTGTCTTATTCATAACAGTCACTTGGTTGTCATGAACAATATTCCAAGGTGATAGACGCTTGACATAATCACTACCAAGAATCTTAGTGATACGGTTTACGAGGTATGGAATATCAAAGAACTCAATGCTCCAACCAGTAACAACATCAAGATCATACTGCTGCCAAAGGTCAACGAACTTAGCAAGTAACTGGAACTCATCCTTACACTTAATATAGGCAACATTAGGATCAGTGTTAACAAAGTCACCGCAACCCAGTACGCAAACTCTATCCTTGACCTTCAACGAAATAGCAGTTACAACCTTGTCAGCCTTATCAGGATCGGGGAACCCTGTATCAGACTCAACTTCAATATCCAGTGTGCCAATGTTCAGCTGTTCTTTATCATAACGAATTTCGTTGGGATACTCTTCATTCAAATAACAATAAAGGAAGTTGTCAAGACCACTGATGTTCATATTAGAAACACCATCATAGGTCTCAACAAATTCCTTCGCTTCTTTAATAGAACCAAATTGAATCTTGTCAACAGGATTACCTGTCAACGTTTTGTATTCAGCATTTTCTTTCTTAGAGGAAACAAATAAGAAGGGAGAGTACTCAACCTTCTGCTTAAAACGACGACCACCATCTATACCGCGAACAAAGATATGATTCCCCATCTGGAATGCATTAGTGTAAAAATTCATCTATCCCCACTGGCTCATTACAACATACAGTATACTATAAAACGTTTAATTAGTAAAGACTTAATTGCGCATCCTGTGTCTTTTGTAGGTAATCATTCAACTTCTGGAAGTATCCACGATTACGCAATTCTTTAAAGATAAGATTCTCATTGCTGAACTCGCCTGATTGATGAATACCAGCTGAACGCATTTCTCTAAACTTTTCTTTTAATTTCTTAATTTCAGCAACATGATCACCTGGCTCCGATAGAACAGTTTCTATCATGGTAATATATTCTTGTATTTTTGCTTTCAAAGCAGTATCATTTGCAAAGTCAGGGTGTTTCTCTATGTTAGGTTTACTAATCCATTTCTTTTTCATCAAAGAATAAACACCTTGATGAGAAGCAACAGGATCTCTGTAATTTTGTGCATATAATTCTACAGGATAACCCATTACAGTTAATGCGGGATGTTTATACGCCCAAAGCATCTTCTTGTCGATAAGATAGTCGGCTAAAAACTCTTTATCGTGAGGTATTTTCGACATGTCCATACAAACGTGAACGTCTAGGTCTGAATATGGTGTGTAGTTAAAGTTAGCATTACCACCAGTTAAAACTATATCTCTAATAGAGTTGTCAGGAATATTGGCAAACTCAGCCCAAAGATGACCAATATAAAGCAGCCTTTCTTGAATCTTTGGGATCATTTCCTCACCATCCCAGATTAGCTTGTTTAGAGTGTCATGATATTGTAGCGTTAATGCTAACTCTTCTCGAACGAAACTTCTAAACTTGTTCATGATAACTCCTTATTGGTTCATCTATATTTATAAATATTAGAGTTAATCCTAACAAGGAGAAGTGTATATGTCACTAATTGATTTACAAAAGAAGATTGGCGTAACTGCAGACGGTGCTTGGGGTCCAGGTACATTCAAGGCTGCTGTTGCTTTCTATAAGCTACCAAAGAATCGTGCTGCCCATTTCTTCGCTCAGACTGCCCACGAATCAGGTAACTTTAAGGCATTCTCTGAGAACCTCAACTATTCTGCTGATGGTCTAACAAAGATTTTCAAGAAGTATTTCCCTGATCTCAAAGCTGCCGAGGCATATGCTCGTAAGCCTGAGAAGATTGCTAACAAGGTATATGGTGGTCGTATGGGTAACGGACCTGAAGCTTCTGGCGATGGTTACAAGTATCGTGGTCGTGGCGCACTACAGCTAACTGGCAAAGATAACTATAAGGCATTCTCTGATTATTGTAAGCGTCCAGACATTATGACTAACCCTGATCTAATTTCAGGCGAACTTGCCTTTGAGTCAGCCATGTGGTTCTTCGAAAAGAATAAAATCTGGGACCTCTGCGACAAGGGTACAGACGATGCTACAATTACTGCTGTTACAAAGAAGGTAAACGGCGGTACAATTGGTCTAGAAGACCGCATCAAGCATACACATCAGTATGCTGGTTGGTTGTAAAAATATTCCCGCTCGGTAACTTTCTTTCAAAAAACATAATAAATCGATGAAATATTACCGAGCGGGAACTTATTAAGAAGCTCTCTTACCGAAAACCTTTTCAGTCAACAGTTCCTTTTTTGAAGGAGCATCATTATCAATTTTGATTTTCTTGGGCTTCAATTCATCAGGTACGATATGCTCTAGATAAATGTTAAGCATACCATTCACCAATTTAACTTTACCAACATGAACATTCTCAGCTAGAGTAAACTGACGCCTAAATGCTCTGTCTGAAATACCCTTATGGATATAGTTCTTATTCACACCATCCTTAACAAGATCATCAACAGTTTCTTGTTTACCATCTATAGTGAGAATAGCATTTTGCAGTTCAATATCAATATCATCGACATTGAAACCAGCAACAGCCATTTCAATTAGATAAGTTTGCTCATCTAACTTACTGATGTTATAAGGTGGATAATTGGAATGATTTTTATTTAGATTATTAATCTTATCAATTCTATCGAAGAGATTTTCGAAGCCGATAAGGTGCGGGAAAGTGTTCGCATTAAGCGAGAACGAAGTATACATATTGCCTCCTAAAATAGCAAGGTTGTCTTATGTGCCCCACAATGGCAGCACAGTACTAATATAAGCTATCACTGTTATAAAGTCAATAGCTTCTTCCAATTTAATTCTGGATTATTTGTACCGATATATTGAGTACCAGTCTCTAAGTCCACTAGCATATATTTGCTAGGGCATTTTGTTTTAATTGTTAAAGTGAAAGCTTTTTCTAATTCGTGGACAGTGCGTCCATCAACTAATTTCCTCGTTTTTTGATTCTCGTCCATTTACTGCCTAATATCATTTTAGTTTTAAAACGTCTAAACCAAGATACTTCTCTAGGGATTTTGACAACTAACAAGTTATCTCCGACTACATCCCATAACCATACAGTGTTATCTTTAGGTGGTCTTGCTACTGCACCCCAAATGGGATCCCAAAATTGTTCCATAATATCTCATTTCAAAATTAATTTTTAGGACCAGATCGCCCTATGTTATACTTCGTCACAAGTTCCCACTCACTCTTTTCTTTATAAGGCAGTACCTTTATCTGGCTCAAGGGAGTTACTGGCTCTTTGGTCTTATCCGGATTAGCAATCTTAATAAGACCCCATTCAGCCAATAGATTCACAATAGTGTTTCTGCGACCCTCATCGCTATCTGAAAAGTCTGTCGGCTTACCATCAAGGGCGAATAGCTCCTTGAAGTGTACAATGTAATACTTACCCTGTTTATGTAGGATATGGCAAGACTGATAAAGAATCTTAGTTTTTCTAGAAGCGATACCGATTCGTGTTAAAGTCTCTTTGACCTTAAGGAAATCGTCAGATTCTTTTAGCAGAACCTCTATTAATGAATCAATAGATAATTTCATTTCTTCAACCCACCTTTGTTCAATCGTCTTTTTATATCTTTAAGGTTTTCGGGGGATAGCAATGACAAAGCAACTTCAGCCTTTTTCTGGGAATAACCAAAGGCTTCTTTCACCAAATCAACGTCATTATTATCCTCTTTCTTCCACCATTTACTCATACGCTTCTTAGACCGTATAGTATTTATTAAATAATCATACTGTACTTTCTTGTCCAGCTGGTGGTAACGATTGACGAAGTTAGCTGATTCTACTGTATCTGCGAAGTAGGATAACCCCTTATTAACGATCCAAGGAGTGTATTCCTTCTCGACTGTCTCAGGAGTCTCACTTCCTGCGAACAGATCCTTATGGGAATTGATGCTATTGATAAAGTCAAATGGATTGTACTGAGCCTTTACCTTATGATCTTCGACTACTGGCTCTTTAACATCACTCGCTTTAACCATGACCTTGAATACATCGGTCATTTGAACTCACAGTCACTCATGACTTGAGCAATGAACGCTGCTAGGTTGATCTCAGGATTAGCAACAAACGCTGCCTTATACT